GTGTCCACCGCCAAGGACACGTTCGCGCCACCCGCCGGGTCGCCGCCCTGCAACCACACAACAGTTGACTGGAGAGTCAGCGTCGCGTGGGAGTTGTAAACAAAGAAACACCGATACTTGACCACCGAACCGGCGTTCTCAGTGCCCGTGATCTGCCCGAAGAACTGGTTCGTTCCCGTTGGGACGTCAGTCGTGGAAATGTACTTCCCCAACGACGCCGGCCCGGACGATGTGGACGTGTTGCCAGCCGAGCCCGTCGTGACCGAAAGCCGGATCTTGATATCAGTTGCCGTAATGGCCATGGTTTACCTTTCGACCCAGTCGAACGAGATTCGGCGGTCCTCAATGAGTGCCTGGACAGGCCGCGCTGATGTGACAGCTTTCGCGGGCGACAGCCGGACCGTCCCGCCGTCCCGGTCAGTTGCGTTGTCGCCGGTTTCGGGGTGCCTGCGGAACGACCAGACTTCACGGGTCGTAATCCAGTTCACGAGCGCAGCTGCTGCCTCTGTGGTGCCGGCGTCCAGCGTCAGTGACCCTTTGGATCCCATGACCGGTGAACGGTCCACACGCGCCCCGTCAGCGCCCATACCGTAGGAAACCTGGACGCCTTGGACGTACTCGATCGCCCCGGCTTCCACGACTTCCACGTCAAGCCACAGGCCGTCGTCGCCCACGAAGTAGGCGTTCCGGTCAGTGGACGTAACCGCCGCCGACGTCGTCCACGAGGACGGCAAACCAACGCCGTCCACAATGTCCAAAGACCTGCCCCGGAACGTCACCGCAACCCCGTAAGGGGCCAGCGGGTGACTGAACGTCGCCGTCGTGCCAGGCGCGACCTGATACCCGAGGGCGGTCCACGTAGCACCGCCGTCAGCGGACCATTGCGTCTCAACGTCACGCCCTGCAGGGACACCGGTAACAGATACCTGCATCGGACGCGTGTCACTCCCCGAGACTCCCGTAGGCGCCGTCGGCGGTGTCCACGAAACCGAGAACGTGCCGCTAACCCACGGAGACCACAGGCCGCCGGACTGTTGGACGCGGATCCACACCTTGTAGGAAGATCCGTTAGTCCAGCCGAGATACGGGATGCCAGTTGATGTACTGGAACCGGACTGGACCGGCGTCAAGTACATTGGCGAGTCGGGCGCCGTCTGAGCCGACGGTGTGACCGCCATTTGCCACGCCGTGAGAGTCCCGGCCGAAGCCGTGGCCGCCCACGAAACGGTGCCCACAAGGTGCCCCGCAGTCATCGTCGGGGTAACCGAAGACACCGTAGGGTTCGTGATCGGCATGAACTGGCGAATAGCAGAATAGTTCGACCAGAGGCCGCCCTCCTGCGTGGCGACCTGCCACTCATAAGCCGTCCCGGCGGTCAACGTGGACGCTGCGATAGTCGCGGACTGCTGCGAACCTGAAACTGTCTGGAGCGTGCCCGAGATGGTGCCCGTGGACGTCAGGTAAGACCACGTTCCCGAACCAACCGTGCGGATCGAGATCCGGTAACCCTCAGGCTGGTTCGCGCCCTGATGCGACCAAGCAAGCGTGATCGCCTGGTTACGGTCAACCTCAGCACCCGCAGCAGGTGCGGACAGCAAAGGAGCGGGCGGGTTCGCCGTGGCCACAATCTCAACGGAGAAACTGTGCGGCGGGGTAGCCGTTGACTGCACATAACCCGCCGGTTGACCCGTGCGGACAGCCATGGAAGACCACGACTTGGTCAGGTCCTGGACGATCGAACCGATTTGCCCCGAAGGGGAGCCCATCGTTGAGACGTCGTCGTACGGGTCCGACCATGCAAGCAGCATCGCCGCGCCGCCAGTTTCGATGCGCACACCGTTCTGATAGGTGGTGCGCCCGGTTTTCTGTGCGCCCGCGTAGATGACCAGACCGTAAAGGGTCGTCTTCACCTGAAACGACCCCGCGGTGAGGTCAGCGGAAGTGACCACTTTCGAGAACACGTTACGGCCGACAGTCAGCCAGCCAGTGCCGGGAGGTGCGGGGTTCGATCGGTCGATCTCAGCGACCGCCAAATCACCCGCCACCGTCCCAGCCGGCCAGTTGATAGTTACCGTACCGCCCGAGTTGTTCGCCACGAACCCAGCCGAAGCGCGCACAGAGACAGCCACGTTATAACCTCCTAGAGCGTTCCAAGCGGAGAACGGCGGCGAAATGGTCAGCCATTACGCCCGCGCCCTTCAGTTCAATGGCCATGCCGTCCCACGCGGCCCTCAGCGTCTCCACGTCAACAGAGCCGCCCGCGGTGCCGCGCCGCTCAACTTCCTGAGCGAGCAAGTGGAAATCCCGGAACCGTTCGTTGGTGAGAACCGCGTCGGGTTTCTGCGCCCTGTGATCTATCAGTTGCAAGCCGCCGCGGTTGGGCAACCATCCGCCGTCGTCGTACAGGGTGTACGGAATGCCGGCAGTCCGCCCGGACGGCCCCTTCTTATCGGTGGAACCAGCGAAAAGACCCCCGATGAAGCTCATGCCATCGTCAAAGACCTTCTTCACGGCACCCGTAACGACGTCGATCATGATTCCAGCTCCGGGGAACTGGGCCTTGATTTGATCGAGGAACCCACTCAGTAGGCCCGCCAGCGGATTCAGGAACGCGCCTCCACTACCTGGCGAGCCACCGCCAGTAAGGTAAGGCGTGGGGTCAAGCACGAATGGCCAGCCACCATCAAGCACCATGTAATGGAGATGGGGGCCGGTCGCCAAACCGGTCATACCAACGGTGCCGATGGTCTGGCCTTGGCTGACCTGCTGGCCCTGACCGATATTGAACCCGTTCTGGTGCGCGTACCACGTCTGCAGTCCGTTCGGGTGATCGATGTGTGTTTCGTTACCGCCACCGAAAATCGACCAGCCAGCGAACGACACCGTACCCGGACCGGCGGCATGGATCGGCGTTCCCGTAGGAGCCGCCATATCAATGCCGTTGTGTCCTAGCAGACCAGAGAAGCCCTGCGTGATCACGTAGGAATCCAGCGGGGAAACCAGGCCGCCCGAGACGTACCCGTCAAGGTACTTCGCGAGCGCGTACAGGTTCCCAACACCAGCGTTTGCGGTCTGTTCCTTTGTGAGAACGAACTCGCCGCCGTGAACGACCCCCTTGGGTTGGAACTTCCCCCCGTCGCCCGTGTAACCGCCGATCTCGTAGCTTCCCCACCCAGATGGAGGCCACGGAATCTTCAGGTCCTTGTCGTTGATCCCAAAGAAATGCATTGCCGAGTTGATCGCGGCGAGGATGCCGTTATTGAGAATGGTGGTAACGACAAAATCGATCGGGGCCTTCGCGAGTTTCGCGATATCGTCCCAGGCCTTCGTAATGGCCTTTACGCCGTCCTCGAACGCCTTCGGAATCGTCTTCGTAATGAAGTCCGACATGGGGGTGAATACGTGGTCCTGGATCCACGTCCACGCGTCACCCAGGATCTTCATGATTCCGTCCCAAATTTCCTGTGCCTTTGCTTTCAGCAAATTGAACGCAAAGGGAAGGATCACTTCGAACAGGTTTTTCATGGGCTGGAACACGTTGAGCCCAAGCCAGTCCCAGACCACGGAAATGGCTTTTTGGATGCCTTCCCACACAGGTTTGATGATGTTCTCGTAAAGCCACGTGAACACCGGGGCAAGGACGTTCTGGAAGTACCAGACGATCCCGGAAATGATCGCCGTAACGACCGTGATAACAGCACCGATGTACGCGGAGATCCCGTCCCAAATGGGCTTGACCACGTTCTCGTACAGCCATACGAACACGGGGCCGAGGACGTCGCGGAAGAACCCGACAAGGCCAGTGATAATCACGAGGATTATCGCCACGGCCACCTTGATAACCTCAGCGATGATCTGGAACGCGATCGTGATAATCGGGACGACGACGTTCTGAATGATCGGAACCAGAATGTCGATGAGAATCGTAACGAGCGGCACAATGGCCGATACGATCGACTCGAAAATGACGATCAACGGCGGCAAAATCGAGTTGACCAAGCTAACGATGATCGGCGCGAACTGCTGCACAAGATGCACGATCAGCGGGGCGATAGCCTCGACGACATGCAAGACCAGCGGAGCGAGCATGGCGAAGATCCCCGACAGGGAAGTAATCAACATGACTACCGTCGGAAGGATCTGCGCCAGCGAACCAGCAAGGATTCCCACCAGTTGCCCGAGGACTTGCGTCACGATGGGGAGGACCTGCAGCAGCGCCCCACCGACCGTCGCGGCGAGGTTCCCAAGCGCGGTAATGATCGTCGGCAAAAGCGGCTGAATTGCCTTGAATATCAGTGACAGCGGGTTGAATGCTGTCACCAAGCCAAAAATCTGCGGGACCAGCGGCGCAAGCGTGGGCATGAGGGTCTTGAAGGTGTCCACGACCGAATCGAAAATCGGACGGAGCGGTGCCAGGACTTCCCGGATGCCGTCGAATGCTTGGTGTCCGAAGTAGCCGAGACGCTCGAAGAATCCCGGCATTCCGGAGGATGTGATATCTCCGTCGTTCGCTTTCCATGCGCCAACGAAGGCGGTAACAGACCCAATGGTTTCCGTGATCCCGGACTTTATGGCCGGGAAAGCAGTATCGCCCATCCAAGTTATGGCCCCGCCAAGACCCTCCTTCAGCAGTGGGATTAGCGGCTCGATAGCGCCAGCCATGCCGATACTGAAGGTGTCCTTGGCGGTGGAAGCGAGCCCGGAAAGAGACTTGGACTGCTGTTCCATGAGCCCGTTGAACCGCTCGAGGCCGGCGCCGGATTCCAGCGTCTGCATGAGCGCGTCAAGCTCGGTCTTGCCAAGCTTCCCAGCCTGCGCCAGCCCTGCGACTTCCTGCGTGGACTTCCCGGTAGCCTTGGCCAGGAGTTCGTACACGGGAACGCCAGCGTCGCGGAGCTGGTTCAGATCCTCAGCGCTGATCTTCTGGGCCGCGTTCATCTGCTGGATAGCCACGACGGCCCGCTGAATGCCCTCAGATCCGGTGCCCATGCCGGACGTGATGTTGCCCAGCGTGGTCATGATCGGAATGACTTTTGAGGTTTCGATCCCAGTAGCCACAAGCTGCGAAGCGGACTGCTGGAGCCCCGGAAGCTCAAACGGGGTCTTCGCCGCGAAATCAGTAAGGTCCTTCAGGAAGGCTTGCGCTTTCTCACCGGACCCGAGCATCGTCGTAAAGCCGATATTCGCGGTTTCGAGCTGCGCAGCAGTTTTGATGCCCACCGCACCTGCAGCTGAGATCCCAGCCAGAGCCGCACCAGCGCCGACCTTCAAAGTCGTTGCCAGTGCCGATCCGATGCCACTCACAGCGCGACTGAAAGCACCAGAAAACGCGCCGCCCGAACTGGACCCCACCGCCGCAGCGTCACCGTCCACGCCTTTGAGTTCCCGAAGAACGGACGACCGGAAGCCCGACATGTTCGGCGTGATGGAAACGTACATAGAGGCAAGCTCAGCCGCCACGGTGGCCCTCCTTCGGGGGGTTAGGTCTTCAATGCGCGGCGGGCACGGAATGCCTTCGCTTGCGCGATAACTCGATCGCGCTTCGCCGCCTCAGCGGCAGTACCTTCCGGATACGGGCGCTTCTCGGGCCTCTTGCCCTTGCCCTCAGCAGCAGCCCACGCGGACATGACAATCGCGTGTTCCAGTGACCACAGGGCATCCTCTTCGGCCGTCCATGCCATAGCCCCGCCCACTGCCTGACCAATCGCACCGCCGCGCGGAATGTGAGCCGCGCAGTCGGCCACTGTCAAAACAGAAACCCGCCCAGCATGCATATCGTCCAAATCGATTCCGTAGAACCGGATTAGGTCGGCGCGCAGCTCGGACGGGTAATGAGTCAGGAAGTGGGCGAGGGTCAGGAGTTTTTTCGGCCCGCTTCCTGCATGAGCTTCCGAAGGAAGTCAGCAACTATTTCGAGGTCAACAAACCCGTCTTCGTCTTCAATGGTGTTGATCATGCGCTCGTGCTGCTCTTCACCGAGCAGTTTCGTCAGAACGTCAGGAAGAGCTGACGCGTCCTTCTCGACCTTTTTGAGCATGACAAGCATTCGGTAGTCCTTCAGGGCTTTGCCCTTGATGGTGAATTGCTCGCCGTTGAACTCGACCGTCGTGTCCTGGACTTCGAGCTTGTGGTCTTCCGGCATTTTTACGTCTTCGGGCTTGATCCTGGCGGTGCGTTGTGTAGCCATGAGTTTGCGGACTCCTTGTTAGTGGAATGAAGGGGTGCGGACTTTTGTTGGGTGGCTGCGCGGCGGGGGAGAGTCCGCAAACCCGCCGCGCAGCGGTCAATCAGCTGGTGAACGCAGGGTCGTTCGTAAGGATGTAGACATCCCCGACCAGCTCGGCCGTGAACTCGTAGATCTTTTCCTTGTCAGCCTTGTAAGAAAGGGTGCCGCGGTCGGTGATCTCCAAGTTGGTGCAGCACAGGTACTCCGTGATCGCACCGTCAACGTTCTTGAATACGGCCGCCCGCTGGATCGTCGGCAGACGCTCCGGCAGGATCTGCGTCTTCGCGACCTGGTTCGGTGCCGTGCCGGTGATCGTGTCCGCTACGGTGATGCCGTAGTAGAGGTCACGGACGCCCTTGGTGTCTTCCGAGCACTGGAACTTGATCGTGCGTTCCGTGCCAGTAACCTTCGTGCGGAGCGTCACGCCGCCGATGCCCTTGGCCTTGTAAATGTCGGCCTTGATATCAACAGCAATGCCTTCCTCGGTCAGCCAGCCCATGCCCGCGAACGGGGTCGTTGGGTCGGACGTGACCGCAGTCGGCAAAGTGGAGCCCTTCGGTGCCAGGAACACTTCAGTTCCGAGGTCACCGAAAATGCGCACATTGGACTTGTTAGTAGTCATGGCGAGATTCAGCCCTTCTTGCTCTTGGAAGCGCCGGACTCGCCAGCGTCGGTGTCAGTTGCAGGATCCGGTTCCGGCGCGGGGCCGGCGTCCACCGCCCTGCCGATGTGGATCAGTTCGCGGGCATCAGCAGCGTTTACCTCGTGCGTGCTGCCCTGCTTGTAAGTGCGGCCCCCGTCGGTGACGTGGTCCACCGCGAAAGTTACGCGGGTCATTTGGTTACTCCGTTCTGCGGAAAGTAAGGGAAACGAGCTGCCGGTAACGGGCAGCGTCGGAATCAGGGACGGGGGACTCGTAGGGAAGACCGAAAGCTCGCGAGCCTTTGCAGTAGACGCCGTCCACGATTACGCCGTGTGCCTCGTGCACGTGCCCGTCAACCTCACGTGCGAGCGCCTCAGCGTCCAGGATCGTCGCCCCCCAAGATTCGACGAGCAGCTGCTGGGCGCCAGTCACGGAAGTACGGTCATCACCGCCAGCGACGGACACGCGCACGAAACTAACCGGACGACTCCGCGGAACCTCACCCATGACGGGGACGTCAAGCAGAGCGTCAAGGTAGTGCATGAGCCAGAGAAGCGCCGAGGGCAATTCGTCGGACACGGTCACCGCCCAGCGTCAATAGCTCGGGTCAATGCAGCGTCCCTGGCCTCAGCCCTACGAGCCGCATACGTGCCCGTAATCACCGAAGACCTGGCGCGTGTCCGGCCAATGACAACGGAAGATTCCATGCCTTCGCCGGCCGCCGCCGCGATCCTGTCCGCGCGTTTCTTCAGATCGTTTTTGATGCCCTCTTTGAGCAGACGATCCAGTTCCTTTTCGTTGAACTTGACGGTCATCCTGCGGCCCTCTTCAGTCGGATTTCCGTCCCAACCTTTTCGGCTGTGAACGGGTTGTTCCACGGCACTGGACGGCCCCTGACCTGCCACACGTCATCGTCGTCCGGAAGCTTCGCTTCGTCGTACTCAGACAGTGGTTCGTCCATGGGTGGCCCGTAGACGACGGCACTGTGCAGCACCTCGTCCCGCGTCGCTGTTTGCTGCTCGTCGTCGGCTAAGCCGTACTTCACGGCGCAGCCCTCAACGTCGAACCAAGGACCAAAGGTCTTCTGCTCAAAACCGTTCACGACAGAACCGGCCAGACGTCGGCGGAAGGAAACCGTCACCCCGCCAGGGTGACGGCCCCACTCATCCACTAATCCACCCGTCAGAGACAGGCGGCGTCGTCCGCGAAACCGGGTACACGCTGAACACCTGGCGGCGACCAGTGGCGCGCGCGGTCAGCTCGCGCCGATCGTCGTCCGTCAAGGTCATTTCGCCCAGATCGTCGCCCGCGTACGTGATCGCATCGGTGTACGGTCCGCTGACGCGGCTCGTCTGGCGTCGCCCTTCCGGGTTGCGCAGCTGCCGAATCACCATGCGGGCGACGACCTTACGGACCGTCTCCACACGCAGCGAGTTGGCAGCTATGCGAGCATCCACGTCGGGAAACTCGCTGAGAATAGTGTCCTCAGCGTCCCCGATCAGAACTGCGGTCTGCTCGTCCTTGACCGGGAACTTCCCCGGACCGAGCCAACGGTCAATAACCTGATCAGGGGTGGTCCACGGCTGAGCCATGGTGCCCCACCCCCTTTACTTGGTAGGGGCCTTACGGGGCCGGCGCGTTGCCTTCGGCTTGGCTTCGACGGCCGGGGTTTCCTCCGGCTCGTCGTCACCCAATACCTCCGGGTTGTCGATCATTTCGATCGCCCAATCCGTCAACTGGTCGCCAGCCTCGAAAACCCGCACCGCACCCGTCGCAGGGTCCGTAAGGACCACAGACGTCTTAGCGCGCGGGTTCCCCATCAGAGAACCTTGGCTGCGAGGGACAGGTTCGGGTTCGCGAGGACCGGCCACGCGATAGCATCCGAAATGACCTCAGCGATCATCGGGGGCTTCTCGTTCCGGTACACGCCAACCACAAGGCCAGGCTGATCCTCGTCGGCCAGTTCGAACTCATCGGACATGGACGTGAGGGTCTGACCCCAGAACGTCGCGCCGAGTTCAGAACCTTCGCCGTCCATCGGGTCAACCGGTGCCGGGAGCAGAAGGATACGGTCATCCGCGAGGACCTTCGTCTTCGTCGTACCCTCCATGTAGGAGCGGTCGTAAAGGACGATCTCCGGCAGACCAGCAGCCGAAATGATCCCGCGAACCTCATCCTGGGTTGCGTTGCGAGCGCCACCGTTCAGAAGCTGCGTCTGGAACTGCGTACCAGACTGAAGCGCACGGAACACGCGGGTGGACATGAGCATTACGCCCGCGTCTTCACCGTTCGTGTCCCGGTACAGGTCAGTAATGGTCTGCAGGTACGCCAGACGGTCAACGGATCCCGTGGACCACAGGGAACCCGCAGTCGTGGTGTGACCAGCGGCGCGGGCGTAGTCGTCCTCAACGGAGAACGTGCCCGTGTTGACGGTCGCCTTACCGGTCTGAAGGACAGTGCCGCGCACAGCCTCAATACGGTTCACGACAGCACGGACAACAAGGTCCGTGGTCCGCTCGATCGAAGCGATCATGGCGGCGTCGGAGCTGTTCCGGTTACGGAGCTGCTGGTACTCCGAAACGGGGATGTTCCGGCCAATAGCAGGCAGGTCCAGCGTGTAACGCTTCGCGTCCAGGCCCTTACCAAGGGTCGGCTCAGCGTCGAACGCGCGGAAGTCAGCAGCAGCCACAAGGCCACCAGCAGCACCCGCAACGAAGCGAGCCACAATGTCCTGCACGAAACGGTTCGGAAGCCAGCGGGCAAGAGTGCCGTTGCGGGCCTCGAAATCCTCCAGCGAAGCACGAGCGTAACCCGTCAGCTCAGCAGGGGTGATCAGATCAGTCCAAAGAGTCATTTTCAGTCACCCCTTCCTTACACGTAGACGATGTTGTGGGCGGCGTTCTTCGCAGCCGCAGCGGGCTTCGTGAACGAGATCGGCAGCTTCGCGGCAACCACGCGGCCGTGATCGAACAGCGGCGCCGGGAAGTCCCCCGTGCCGATCACAGGCTGATCCGTGAGGATGTGGCCGGCGAGGATACCCGCGCCGGTCGTAGTTGCTTCGTTGGAGTCGTAAGGCACGGCAACGCCGCCGACGACAGCCACCGGAAGGCCCGAGGGGATGAACCCGTTCGGGTAATGCGTGCCAGCGGTGAACGTCGAAATGTCGATCGTCACGGTTCGGGAATTCGCGATACCGTGATCCGAACCGAGCCAGGACATATCACCAGCGCTGAACGTTTCGCTACGGAAACGAGGCATGGCTTTTCCTTTCTAGGATGATTTCTGCTTGTTCCGGCGGGCTTCGAACCGCTCCCGCCCTGCGGCCACCGACGAGGTGACCTTGTCTTTGTTGTCGCCGTCGGTGCCGGACTTCTTTACGACTCCGGGCTTCGGATCGCCGCCGTTGCGGTACGCGAGGATCTCGTCGGCGTAAGCCTCCATGGATTCCTCGGTGTCACCGCCGCCGCGCATCAGCAGCTGCACTGGAACCCGCTTCTCCGCGCTGACCTTTTCGGCCAAATCGCGGCGGGTCTGGGCAGCTTCGAGTTCCTGGGCGCGACGCTCGGCCTTATCGGCCCGCTCGCGCTCCTTCTCCAGCTCCGACTTCTTGGCGTCCTCGAGCTTCTGAAGCTCCTCGGCCGCCTTGCTGTTTTCCTTGGCTCGCTGCTCCCACTTCCGGGCTTCGGCCTTCCAGTCGGTCTCCTTTGCAGGGGGCTTGTCTCCGTCTGGCTTGGTCCCGTCAGGTTTGGTCCCGTCAGCGTTCGGCGCGGGCGTGCCCGTGCCAGGTGTGCTTCCGGGGGTTCCGCCCGTTCCGTCGCCCTCGAGGAACCGAAGCCAAGGGGCCTGCGGTGCGCCGGAAAGCATGGGGAAAGGACGATTGATAACAGCGGACATGGTGGTTTCTCCCGTGCGGGTATGGCCCCGCGCCATGCGGCAGGGGCAATTTCATAGGGGGTTGGGCCTGTTCAGCGCCGGCCGATTTCCGCGCAACCCCCCGTGCGGAGGGAAGTTTGAAAACCACGCCCTTGACCCTGTGACAGGGGGACAGAGGGGCGTGGTGTACTGTCACGGGTGAAACACCCGGAATCTGCATAGATTTAGGCGACGCGGATAAAAGCTCCGGGGCCGCTGCCTACGTTCATTGAGAAAATGACGGTCTGGTTCCCGTTGAACCCGCCGTGGACGGCCTTGCCGTTGCCGATGTAGACGGCAATGTGATCCCAACCGGGGAGCGACGCGGATCCGCCGTCGTCGTACCAAATCAGGTCACCGGGGACAGCCTGCGAGTAAGGAACCGTAGTGCCCAGCGAGAAATAGCCAGCCGGCCAGTCATGAAAGCTGATCCCGACGGCCTTCAGGCTGTTCGTGACCAGCATCGTGCAGTCCTGATACACGCCTACCTGCGCCAGTGCCGCATTTGCGATAGCTGCAGCCTTAGTGCCGACCGGCGCTGCAGGCTTCGGGGGCGGGGGTGCCGGTGTCACCGCGTCCACCCTCACGACGGGGGCGGGCTTAGGCGCAACAGCAACAGGCGGGGGCGGGGGCGGGGGCGGCGGTGCAGCGACCGTGCCCACATTCGGACGCTCAAACGTGATCGCTGCAGCATCAGCCAACACCGCGTCCTGCATCATTGGTAGCGCGGCCGGAGCTGCCGAGATCTCTCGCGGGGTGTTCCTCATCTGGGACACCGTTGACTGAAGCCCCACAGCACCGCCAGCGGCCGAGACGACCAGCAGGCTACCAGTGGCCATTCTTGCCGCTTTATGGTGCTGTGCGCGCTTCTCAGCCGCTTCCAACTCGCGCCGCTCACGCCTGGTCTGCGGCTTTTTAGGCCCAACGATCGGCAACTGCTCGGTAGGGAAAAACGAGTCCAACGGGGCAACATTCGCCGGGTCCGTGGACGGGGGTGCGGCGCGGTGCCGCCCTTTCGGTTTCGGGGTGGGTGCGTGGCTCATTTCAGAGCGCCTTCTTACTTATCTGGGTTGGTTAGCGCAGCCCGTACATCTGCCTCATGACCTGCAGAATGGACTGCTCGTCCGGGTCAGTTGAGTTCCCCCCTAAACTCATCCGGCCAGCCGCGGCGCGAGCGTCGCGATATTTCCGCTCGAAGTCGTCCGGGTCGTAACCCGCGGCGCGCTTCAGACGCGAAAAGTCCTTTTCCCCCCAGATAGGAACTGCGGTACAGCCGCAGCCTGTGTGATAGTGCTTAGCGGCCGCCCTTTCGGAGAACACCGCGCCACGGCCAGCCGCGACCACGCAGAACGCGCACGGCTTCGATTTCGACGGAACCCGCGCCCACAATGCACGCACGGGATCGTTCTCAGCAGACAAAGACACCGTGTCCCTGGCCACCTGTTGAACGTCCCGGTCAATGGCAGCCGTCAACAACGAGTAAGCGAGCCCAATATCCGGGGTTTCCCCGAACAAAGGACCAATCCCGAAGCGCACGTTCGACGTCAACTGCTCAACCGGTGGAGTGTCCGCAACCTGAGCCGCGTAAAACCCCCGAACCGCAGCCTCAGCCCGCGCCTCGTCGTAAAAGTCAGCCGCGAACGTCCCAGCGATCGGCCCATACGTGGAAACCAGATCCGGGAACGCTTCCAGCAGCACAGCCTTGACCGTGTAACCGTCCGCGAGATCCAAAGACCCCAGAACCGTTTCCAACGCCGCCGCGGCAAGCTCACCAGTGGCCGTGACGTTCTCACGGACCCCCGTAAGCGCTATCACGCCGCAGCACCGTTAGCGTCAGCCGCTGGTTGCTCACCCGCCGGCTGCTGTGCTGCCTGCCGTTGAGCCTGAGCCGCTGCCAGGACCTGCGCAGCCATTTCCGCGCCGCGCGCCTTCCTCTGGTCAGCTTGGATACGGACGATCTCCCGTTCCGTGTACCCCAGCCGCTCCAATACAACCTCGGACTCAGCCGGGAGGATCCCCGCCGTGACCTGCTGGCTGATCTCCATTGACGCTCCCTGGCGCTCCGACTCTGTTTTCAACCAGCGAGCGTTCAGACCAGCTGCGGCGACCTCTCCGGACGAGCCCTCCAGCGCAACCAGCACGTTGCGTGCCAGATTCTCGCGGGAAACACCCATGCCGACACGTTCCTGACGTGCTGTGTTAGCCAACGCTGCTTCCATGACCACGATTGAGTCAGCAGACGGCGGGTTATCCAAGATAAGGCCCAACTGGTTCACCGGGATGTCTGACTCGCCTGCGAACATCATGGCGACCGTCTTCATGTGGTCAGAGTTCGGTTGCATGGACATTTGCGCGAACTGCCCGACTTCAACACGGTTCAGTTTGGGGTCCATGTCGTTATATGCGGGGTCGTCCGGGTCCACGTCGGGGACCACGACAGCGGAACCAATGAGGGCTTCCCATGCCGGGATCGGGTTCCCGTCCTCATCCTTGAACATGTCCATTTTTGCGCCGAGCATGTACCGCTGCGGTGCATTGAAGAACTCAGCCCCGACTTCCTGGCGCAACAGAATACGAACAGCAATGTCGGTCAGGTGCATCACCGGTCGGGTAATCCGGGACTTCCCGAAGGGCCGGTCCAGATCCACTCCGTGAACATACGGGGTGCAAAGAACAGAGTCCTCAAAAGTAGGCTCTTCATCACCTACCACCCAGCCGCGTCCCGACTTATCCAGCGTCAACGCCTTGCCGGGAACGTACAGCAGCATCTGCTGCCCGGAGACAACTTCCAGCGCATACTTCACCCGACCGGTGCGAGGGTCAAGCTCAGCGGTAGCCTCCAGGGCCGACCGGACCGTGATAAGCGGGTCAGGTTCGCCCACATCCCCGCGCGACACGAAAGCGAACGATACGCCATGCTTCACAGCAGCGCGGATAAGGTTCTGCTCAATCAGGCGGACCCGGTTCGACTCGAAAACCTCGTTCAGGGTACTGACCGCGTCCGAAGAGATCCCAGTGAAACCGTTCGGGATCAACTGCCGCGACAAAACGTCACAGGTCTTCTGCGGCCACCCCAAGACTGCGGCGAATCCCTCCATGGAAGGAGGAATTGCGATCCCCATCAGCGCGGCCCGATGCTCACTGTCCGCGTACCGTGTTCGAAGAATGTTCCGCATCCGACGTTTCCGGATTACCCCGAGCAAACGGAGAAATACGGTCT